CCGCTGTTGCGTGCGACGTGGCCGGATCGGTGCGTCGGGCAACCGCTGCGGGAGAAAACAGCGGCAGACCTTGGAGGCTCTTCCATGAGTCGTAGTACATCTCTCAACTCCCTTACGTTGCGTCGTGAATCGTGATCCACTGGTTGTTGAACCAGACCTGACCAGCGGCGTTGTGGATCATCTCGTGCTCCTGCACCCGCTCTAGCTCGATCCGCTCGGTGCGGTACGCCATCTGGTCAATGACCTCATACTCATGCGCCGTGCGCTCGTTGCCGTGCAGGATCTCGACCGGGTTCCGTCTGCCGGGGTTGCTCATGCTGGCACCTCAGCGTCGAGGGGTAGCAGCGTCTCAACCTTCGCGTGGAGCAGGCTCACAAGCTCGGTTAGCTCAAGGTCGTTGATCAGCCCCTCCTTACGCCGTGCCTCGACCGTGTCACGCAGTTGGTCGCACCGCTCAATGGTGGTTGCCTTGGCAATGGCCCGCCGTGCCACAGCGGCCTTGCTCTCTGCCGCTGCCGGTGCCGGTGCTGGCAACGCCGCCACGGTCACTGCTGGTGCCGGTGCAGTGGCTGGTCGAGACGGCACAACCTCAATGCCGGTGACTTGGTAATCCTGTGCCTCTTCGGCAGTCACCAGCCCACGCAGCACGTCCGCAAAGGCGTTGCGTAGGGCAAAGCCCCTAGCCCGCATTGCCAGCATCCGCTTTGGGTACTGGCTCCACGGCCCGCCCTTAGCCCACAACCCTGCGGCCTTGGCGTCTGCAACTGAGAAGGTGCTGACAATCGGTGCCGGGTACCCACGCCGCTGGGCACTGCACGTCGCCATCATTCTGTCGCCCTCACCGTCAACGGATTCTGTCACCCACTCGCAGACAACCGATGCCAGGCAGACGGCCAAGGCCGCGTCGCCGTAGATGGTCGGACGACCATTTACCACGGCGATGCTCTGAAGGCTCTGCATCGGTGATAGGCCAATCTCGCTGCCGTGCTGGATCGCCAGCAGGCACGCGGCTGGCTTGCCGCGAAAGTCCTTTGGGGCAAACTCCGTTGGGGCAACCATTTCGGCAAACGCCATCGCGTCACCCATCGTTGCCAAACTCAATCCTCTGTTCTCGGTCATTTCAATCTCTCCCTGTAAAAAAGAATGCGGCGGCAACGTGCCGTCACATGCGAGCCAAGTGGCTCTCTGGCACAACAATCCATGCACCGCCGCACTCCACGGCAATGCGGCCCGGCTCGGACGACATGACGTAGCCCGCCCATGCCTTGCCAGCCGTGGTTCCGTTTACCCAGTCACCCACGGCGGGCAATGCCTTGCCGTAGGTCTCGTTCATTCCCGCAACTGCCCCTCGGTACTCTGCATCCATGCTCAGTCCTCCTTGTTTCGCCTTCATGGGTAGAACGCAGGAAGGCTATCTTCATGGGTAAAACTCTGTCAAGGGCAATTCTGCACGGCTCCTAAAAATAATTGGATGGCAACGTAAACAAGCTGTGCGGCTGGTGAATCGGTGCCAAGCTCCTGCCCGAGGCGCACCAAAACAAGAGACTGAATGAGGCCAGACCAGTTGATGTTCTTCATTTTGACTCCTACCCATATGGGTAGAAGTGCTATCGGCACTGGTGGCAATCTTCTTCAGTGCAAATCAAGCAGCCGGGGCGTGCTTGCGTGGTCGGCCTGTGGCCGCTGGCTTTTTGGCCTTGGTCTTGATCTCTTCGAGGTCAAGGACAAGTGCACGCTCGGTAAGGTGCTGTGACCAGATGTCTCCAGCACGGGCCATTTGTCTGATTCGGCCCATAGTGCAGCCGTAAATCTTTGCTGCCTCTCGGGTTGAGCAAAGCGTTCTGGTCGTTTTTAAGGACATGTCCATGCCTCCCACTATACCGGCGGCAAGCCGATTACCAATCCGCCCGGCTCACCCCTACAATAGGAGCGAGTGCCAGACATCATTAGCGGAGGGCACGGGACTAGTGTACGCATTTACACTAGAGGAGATTTTCCACGCATGGACGCAAAACGCAACCTACGTTGGAGTCACCATGCTAATCTCAGAACTATTGATCGACAGATACGCACCGCTCCATGACCTCTGCGAGAAGACGGTTGCCCTGTACCTCATGACGCTTGATAGGTTTGGGGAGTTTCTCGGGCATGCACCGGTGCTGACGGATCTAGATGATCTAATCGTTTGCAAGTTCTTGCGGTGGAGGGCCATCACTCCGCACCGTGGCCGGTTGTGCAGTCACGGGAGCGTTTTGAAAGATCGCTGCCAGCTGGTCGCCATCTGGTCATTCGCAGCCAAGAAACGTCTTGTGGCAGAGTTTCCCAGCCTGCCCCGCACAAAGGCCGCTAAGCGTCTCCCAAGAGCCTACACAGCCACTGATGTGGCACGGCTCATCCTTGCTGCCCGCAAGCGCAGGGGCACCACAGGCGGCAAGCCAGCGTCTTGGTGGTGGTCAACGATCATCTACACCGGCTGGTGCACCGCAGAGCGACTAGGAGCGATGCTCCAGCTGCGGTGGCGCGATGTGGATCTCGACGCCCGCAGGATTGTCTTTGTCGCCAGCACACGCAAGGGCCACACGCGAGACATCGCCAGATCAATCACGCAGGATCTCGCTGACCAGCTGCGGCTTCACCGTGGCCAGCCCGATGATCTGGTCTGGCACTGGGATCGGCACCCGATCTCAATCTTCCCTTCGCTGAAATGCCTGGCACGCGCCGCACAGGTGGTGCCGCGAGGCTTCCACGGGTTGCGAAAGGCTGGGGCAAGCTACTGCAAGGCAAATGGAGGGGACGCAACCCGGTTCCTTGACCACAGCAACCCCAAAATCACTGCTGAGCACTACATAGATGAGACGATTGGCGGTGCAGGCGAGGATGCGTTGGGGTTCCTGCCAAAACTGGATTTGGGCTAACCGCTGCCCAAATATATTGCGGCATAGGTTCCGTAACGGCTAATCCCTGCCACGCTGCTGTTCGTAACGCTCGACGCTGTGCCGCTCTCGCACCATCGCCAGCGTCACGATTAGCCGTTGCCGCTCCGCCAGTAGCCGCATCACATCAGCCGCCAGACTGCCACTGGTGCCCGTCCACGCCCCCGCAAACTGCTGCGCCCGGTGCCGCATGCCGTCTAGTTGGTCGTCCGTTAATGGTGGGTGGTCAATCACGCTTGGCCTGCTCCCGCCGCAGCTGCACCAAGCAAATAATGGCCCAGTTCGCTAGGTCGATCAAAGCGTTGTCGGTGTCCACATCTTTGCTGCCAACGGCGTACTGCTGCATGCGCACGATGCAGTCCGATGCGTCACAAAGTGCCCGTCGCCACGGCTCGACGCCGCACAGGGCACTGGCCTCGACGTTGGCAAAGGCCGATGTGCTGCTGCCGTAGTCGTTGGTCTTTTTAAGATGCAGGGCGCGAAGTTCTTCGAGCACCTCAAGCCATTCGAGTGAGCCAGGGGCACGGCGGTCATCGTGATTTAAGATCGAAGGGGGCATCGTGGAAGCTCGCTCGTATGTGGCACTCATTGGCGTGACTGTCTTGCTCTAGCAACATCCACCAACCGCCCAACGGCCTCGGCCCCATGCCTTTTTCGACGGCCCAGCCATCGGTCAGGCACTCCTGTTTGTAGCTCGCACTCCGCACTAGGTGCAGCGGTTTAATTCGCACGATGCCGTGGCCGCTAATTCTCTGCCTCGATGCCTCTACAAATGTCCGCTGGTGAATGTGCCCTGCCACAATAACGTCAGCGTCAACTTGAGCCATGTAGTGGTGGTAGTTGCCCACGCCTGCGGTGACGGGTGAGCCACCACCAAACCCGTGGTGGTAGTACATCGAGTGCGTCGTTGTGCGTGTGGTGTTGACGCTGCGGAACAACACCCAGCCAGAGTAGCCACCTTGTCTCACAGGTGAGCCAGCCATCTTGAGCCGCTCTACCAGCCGCGTGGTCAGGCACGTTTCTTGCCGCTTGCGCACCGCACTCTCATGGTTGCCCGGAGTGATCAGTGCAAGGCTTTCTTTGTACGGCTTGAGCCACTCAGCACACTGCGTCACGCAGGCATCAAAATAATCGTCGGTTTGTAGCTCTGGCCTGATCGAGTGCTTGGTGCTTCTGGGGTCAAACTTGCCACCCATAGCGTCGAATCCGTCGCCCAGAGACAGCACCGCCGCGTGGTGCTTCTTCGCCAGTCCAAGGTCGTGAGCAAGCCGCTCACGGTCGCAGTGCGTCGAGTCCCAGTGCCAGTCGCTGCTGACGAACACCCAGAGATGGAGTTTGAATGTGATGCGTGTTACGCCGCCCGTGAGCGTTTCACTGCTCCACGGATCGGTGGTTGTGCGGTACGGCTTGAGCGGTTTTCTTTTTGCCACGTTGAGCTTCCTTGCTGTTCGGGGTTTTGAGAAAAATCATGCCGTCATCGTCGGGTATGCCGCCACCAGTCGGCAGCTCTTCGTCATCGTCGAGGCGGTCAATGTCAAACTGCTTCGCCTTTGGCGGTTTCTTTCGTGGCATGTTTGCTCGCCTCCTTGCGTGCGTTGTGGATTGCCCTGCGTACCATGAGTCTTGCAAGCGTGGCAATGAATGGCACGTTGCGTTTCGCCGCCTCTTGGCCCATCCAATTGCTGATGGTCGTGATGTTCTTTGCGCACCACTCAATGCCGTTGTTATCCATCAGCGCAGAACGGTCACGACACTTGCAGCCGGGTGTTTTCTCTATGCCGATCTTGGCCAATAGCTTGGTTAGCTCGGTGCCTGCGCCGCCTCTGGCTGGCACGGGTGGTGGTGCAGGGGCCACGCCTGGCATTGGCGTGCCGCCGCACCGCGCGTGCGGGGCAATGTCTGTGTGCACCCCAATTGCTCGACCGCAGACGCTGCACGCCCAGCCGGTATCGGTGCGCAGGAAGTTGCATCGGTCAATCATTTATATGACCTGTAGCTTTACGCCAATTTGCCCCGCGCCGCCGTCAGTGAGCCACAACTGGTATTCGCCAAATCCAACATTCGATTGAAATAAAAGATGCGTTCCAGCATCGTATTGCTCAGGGTTGTTGCCAAAGAAATACACCGCCATGGGGTAGGTGCGGTTAAGCAACTCATCTGGGCAGCAATTTTCACTAAGCCTTCCAGCCCCGGCAAGGGGGTCAATGTCTCCAGATATATAGGTGTGCTGAATAGCAGCCGGGTCAAAGTTATCAGGAAATAATTGATTTTGTTTTACGCAACTTCCTTGGAACGCTTCTCCCGCAACAGTTGTAAATCGCACCTCAGAGTCAAAACAGTCCTCGCCTGTGCACTCAAGGTGGTAGCCAAAACCATTGGCATTTCCATTGCTAGAAAAGGGCACAAATATAATCCGCAAAATCCACTTATTTCTGTCTGGAACGCATCGTGTAATTTGAAGCTGCCAATTGACTTCCCTATACAAATTACCGTCGCACAAAAGTGAAGCCCCACGGTAGACCACGCCCTCGCAGTCATAAAGCATTCGCTCAAGCACTGCCGGGCTTGTGTTGCTGTCCATTGCCGTGCCGTATGCAGCGGCACCCTGCGCCCCAAAGCCGCCCAAAAATATGCCCTCATCATTCACCGGGCAAGCAGCGTCTCTCTCATTCTCTGCCTCACCCGCTGGCGTGCTTTGGTAAACATCAACAAAGTTCTGCGGCGTAAGCAGAATAGAAAGCGGCCATCGGTTAATCGCGGGAACAGCACCGTTAAAAACCTCGCCTCGGCATGGTGCAATTTGTTTTTCGCCGCACGGTGCAAACTGCACAGTAGCCGTGCCCGCTGGATCGCAGCCAGAAAATACGGTAAATGACGCCGGGTTAAACGTCACGGCGTCAGTGGTGTTAACTGCCGCAACAGATGCTTGTAGGTCGAGTGCGTAGAGCTTGTAGACCGTTAGGGTGCGAGCGACGGCGGTAGCGGTGAACGTGAAAACAATGTCGCTCTGGTTGTCGATGCAGCTGCCGCAGGAGATAGTCTTTGTCCAGACGCACGGATTTCCTGCCGTCTGCTTCAGCACCACGGAGAGGCTGTTGAGATATTCGCACTCCTTGCAGTCGTGCTCGTAGTCGTCATCAATTACGAAATTAGCAAACGTGAGCCGCACGCACGGCCACTGGTAATAATCGCACAGACCACCGCAGCAGGGGCATGTCATGTTGGGTTTAGTTTAAAGACAAGGAAGTTGAGCGTAGCTGTGACCGGCTTAACGTCTAGGACAAAGGCGGTTGCAGTGACTGGCGTAAATGTGATGTCGCACGTTGCAGTGTTTAGCGTCGCGCTGCCACCGCTCATGTAAGTGATCGTGCGAGTGCTTGCGCTTTTGATATACGTCATCGTGTCAACGACGTACGGCACATCGACTAAAAACCAAGCGGTGCCCTCCTTTGCGATTGCGCAATCCTTGGTGCCGTTCTCGGGGTACGCAAAGAACAGGTTGGTCACGTTTGCAGTATTTGGCGTTGTCGTTTGGTACTTAAACGTCACCGTCTTGTCAGAATTGATTGCCCACGCCCCGGTGAACGTGCCAATGTGGAACACCACGCCACCGCTGCCGCCTTCCATTCGCGGATTCCACGTTGGCCCCTTCGTGTCGCGGCCACTGCGTTCCACAGTCCGCACAACGTGCGCAATGCGCTCCGCTGCGGGACGGGTGAACGTCACCGCCACGCCTCTTCGCTGGTTTGCCATCGGGCTTCTGGGCCATGATCAGCCCTCGGTGATGGTGATTACCGCGCGACTGTTGGCCACTGCTGCGTTGGCCGCGTAGTTGCCTGGTGCTAGGCGTAGCACAGCTGCCTCCCCGCCACGCAGCTGCACCGCACTGTGCAGCGTGGTGCCGTCGTAACGGCCAATAGAGACAACATGCGTGGCCACAGTCGTGAGCGATCGCGCAAAGCACAGGCCCAGTGCACCAAGCGAGGTTGTGGAAATCTGCGTGACGCTGGTTCCAAGGTTGAGCGTCACGCTAAGCAAGCCCGCCGTGGCGATGGTTGCCGTGATGCCCGAGCCGCCGAAGGCCTGCGTCAGTGCGCCCTTTGTGATCTGCCCAGAAATTGCGTAGTTAATGTCTGCCATAAAGACTCCTAGAAAGGTGGCACGCCGAAGTACTGTTGGAAGTTGATTGCTGGGTGCATGCGCTTTTCGACGATTCTGACTTCCTGCCCAACTGGCAACATAGAACCGTTAGCAGCCAGCGGCATTGGGTTGGCCGATGCGACTTTCGTGCCGTCAGCGTCCACGACAAAGCAGCGTTTCTTTATTCCACCCTCAAGGAAATTAAAGCCACAGTCTGCCAACTTGAGCAAATGCGTGCTCTGTCGGTAAATCAGCGTGACTCCCACCTGCCAGTAGCGAAGCTCCGCGTCGTTGACCATCTCCGTGGCCTGCACGCCGCTGATCCCAGTGCACAGCCATGTGTACTGTGCTCCTCCGAGATAGGCTGCATCGTTGATCGAGTTTGTGACTTCTGTCGCAATCGCAATATCGAAGTTGGCCCTGTTGCCAGAAATGGTTGCCGTTAGCTCAGCTTCGGTTTTTGTCACGCCATCAAATATGTCGCCAGCCGCATTGACTAGTGGCTGAATTTCCGTCCAGCCAAAAGGCTTAAAAAAGGGTTCAACTTCAAAGAAATCCGCCGCAGGCACGTTTGAGCCACCAGCACTAAAATTCCACACGTCGGGCCGTGCGAGAGGGTTGGGGTCTTCGTTCTCCTGCGCCGTCATGCCGTAGGAATAAGTGATCTCAGAATGGTATGGATCTGTTTCCGTCGCTGTGATGGAAAGCAGCACAAGAAACGGCCACTCTGGGTGTGGCGAGAGGTGATAGATACCAACAAACGCAATCACATCTTGCTGGGCAGTCTCGCCATCGGTGCTGACGACAAACCGCCGCTCGGCAGTTGGGCTTTCGCCAAACTTGTGCGTCACGCTGCGTGGCAGGATTTCGCGTTGCAGGAATGCGGTCATAACATGTCCACCGGTTCACGGTTCAAAGCGTCTAGTTTCTGCTTAATTTCTTCGAGCTTCTTGGTCGCTGCCCGTGCTTCGTCCAGCGCGGGGTCGTCTTCCATCCGACGAAACGATGCAACCTGCGATGCACCAGCAGAGGTGCGAACGTCGTTGGCGACAAGGGCGGCGCGGCTGGGCTTGGCCAAATCAAACTGCAACCCGGCTTTGATTTCGTCGGCCTGCTTGGTCAGGTCGTTGCGTGTCTTGACGGCTGCAAGTTCTTTTTCTTTGCGGTTGGTATTGGCGATCTCCACCGCAAGGCCAGCTTGCTCATAAGTCAGTGCCAGGCGATCCTCTGCGGCCTTGATGGCATCAGCGTCACCAGCCTTGCGTGCGGCAGCTGCGTTGTTCTCTGCATCGGCAATGGTCACGTTTACCGCTGCGATGTCCTTCAAGAACGTGATGCGGGCTTTCTCGCCAGTGGGTTGCAGCCCCGCCACTCTGCTGGCTGCGTCCTCCGATGCCTTAACAGCAGCCTTGGCACTCTCAGCAGCGGCCTTAGCAGCAGCCTTGCCTTGGGGGCTGTCTGCGAAGTTCAAGGGAAACGGTGCACCGGGGCCAGCACCAGAAGGGGGCACCAACCTTGCTGCCTCAATGCCCTTCGTGAATTGGTCGATAAACTCTATGGCCACTTGCACGCCAGTGTTTGCCATTGCGGCTTCGGCGGCAGCCACACGTTTGTCTGACGCGGCTGCTTTGCCAAGATCATCTACGCCTCTAGCCTTGGCTTGTTTTACGCCGGGCGTTTGAGCTTCGGCTCTAGCGTTGACCAGTTCCTTTTGCTGTGCCGAAAGATTCACGCTGATGCCAGGCAGATTGTCTATTCCCACTAGGAAATCAAAAAACGCTTTTTCCAAGCTCTGCACGCCTTGCAGAAAAAACTTTACGCCAGCCAAGATGCCATCGGTGATCGCCTGCGCAATCGCCGTGCCACCCGTAGCCCCGCCGGCCCCTTGGAAGGCCTCGACAAACTTGAGCATGTCGTCCAGCATCTTGGTCACCACTGGCGAAAGGTCGCCCAGTATTTGGCCGATGATGCCATCAACGGTCGCACTGACAAGATCAAAGCCGTCGTTCATGGCGGCGATGTTTGCAACCTGATCGCCCTGCAAGATGATGCCCAGCCGCTCGGCCCTTGCTGTTAGCTCATCAAGGCTTGCGGCACCTTTTTGAAACAGTGGGCTAAGCGTTGCTCCAGCCCGGCCAAAGATTTCTACGCTCGCCGCAGCTTGGCCTGCCGCTGTGGGTATGTTTTGAATGGCCTTTGAGATTGCTGCAAATTGCGCCTCTGGATTCATGCCCTGCAAGTCAGTGACGCTGACGCCAATGGCGGCAAGAGACTTTGAAAACGCATCGCCCGGCTCGGCCTTGCCGATGTTGACTGCCATTCTTGTGACGGCAATGGCGAAGCCTTCGGCATCTACGCCAGCCAGTTTCGCCGCCAGCTTAAATCCTTGCAGGGGCTTTAAGGCGATGCCTGTGCGGATGGCCAAGTCGTTGAGTGAATCCACTGATGTTGACACGCGCGAGGCCATCTGGAGTGCACTGGTGCCAAGGCCAGTGATAATGTCAGCCCCAGCACTGATGCCAGCAAAGCCAATCTTGCCGATCTCAATGGTCTTGAGAATGCCTAAGTCTTTGGCGGCTTTCTTGGCAGATGCTCCCATCATGTCTAGCAATTTGTTGACCCGTACAACCTCACTGCGCAACCCTGAAGAGGTTGCTGTGATCGCTACGGATACTGCTTTACTTTTGGCCATTTAAGTCTTTCTGCATCTGCTTGAGCACGTCATTGATCTGCGTGCGGTGCATCGGCCCACGCTCTATTGGGACAAAATCCGCTGGCGATGGCACGCGAGACCGTCCGCAGTGCGGAGCAAGTGCCGCCGTGGCCAACAGTCCCGTTTGGCTCCACGGATCGTCCAGCGGTTGGAAGTATCGTGACCACGCAATCCATTGCGAAAACTCCCTGCTACTCATCTCATCTATTTCAGCCAGCGTCTTTTTCAAGTGGCCCGCCAAACGCATTTTGAATTGCAGCGTCGGACGGGCATTCATTCCCCCGCTATCGCCTGCACGTCTTCTTCGCTCAGGGCGTTGTGAGCCATGGCCTGCGTCCACAATCGGTGCATCACCACGCAAGATTTCTTTGACAATAGCGGCACCTCGGCATCAGAAAACAGACGCACGCCCTTGGCATCGCACAAGCAACGTGCAAGGAACTTGCTGCGGAAGTTCTCTACTCCTTTTTCTTTGTGGTTCAACCACTCCAGTTCGTGCGCGTCGCGCTCACCTACATTCATTAACCGTATGTAGACATCGCCGCCCCACTCATTAACCGTCACCTTGAGTGCGGCCAAGTCGCTGGCCTCGATAATTTGTGATGCAATCAGATCCATCAGAATGGGTACTCCTGTGACTCTACAAACTCAAACGACACCGTGTACCGAGTGATGCCGTTAAGTTCTGCTGAAATGGAAACGCCGGTACAGACAGCCATTGTACTGAGCGTGCAACCTCCACCCGTCACCACCAGTGGGCCTCTCACGCCTCGCAGCGCACTGCTGACGTTGCTGCCGATGGTGCCGATGGTGGCTGTGCCAAAGTTAGACACCCACGTCGTGTTGCGGCCCTGCGGCATGGAGCCGCCAAACGTCCACTGCAACTCTGTGACTTCGATCGCAGCAACGCCGTTAAAGGTCACCACGATGCCTGTGGATGATGTGGCCATGTAATGACCTCACGCCACCTTAAACGTCGCGGTGCCCTTCATGACTTCATTGACCGTGGCAGTGACGCTTGAGGATGAGCAAGTGGCTACGCCTGAGTACGCGATGCCTCCAGTGATCGTCAGCGTGCCACTGCTGCCGCCAACCACAGGCGCTGAGCCGTGGTAGTCCATCGTGACTTCCTTGCCCGTGTCGCCAGCCGCAGAGCCAACCAATGGCTTTTTCATGGTCAGCACAGTTGCGCCGGTCGTCTGGCCAAGGTGCGAAACGTCCAGTTCTTCGGTTGCCCCGGTCACGTCGCTGACGCTGTAGGTGATGTTGGTGACGGTAAAAGCAGTGCCACCAAACGAGAACGTGGTGCCTGAGCCTGCATGTGGGGTTGTGGCCATTTTAAATCTCCTGCCAGAGTATGTCGAGCGTCAAAGTGATCTGGTAAACGTGTGGTAAGTCGCCGCCTTCGAGCGTGACGAAATCGTCGCTTTCTGTTTCTAGCGACACTTGCAGCACACTTACAGAATAGGCGTCACCGTGCCACCCATCCAGAACGCCACGCACGGCGTCAGCCACACGCCTGGCTTGATCGTAGGTGCTGGCAAACACGGCTAGGCTGACTGTCAAAGTAGGCACGCCCATCGGGCTTGAAAGCGTCTGCATGCGGACAATTCCGCTGCGGGTGACCGTGGCGAATGGCAGGGACGCAGAGGCGGGGGCCAGCACCGGGTAGACGCGGTGGCCCAGCTCGATGGCCGTGGCGGGCGAGACAGCCAGCTGACGCATGATGACCTGCTCGGGGCTTTTAAGCATCGGAGTTTCCTAAGTGACTTCTGTCAGTCCAGCTTGGGCGATGGCCTTTGCAAGAGCCTTAGTCAGTTCCTTAACCATTTCGGTTTGCAATTGCGGCAATGCCTTAGAGTAGGCGCGGCTGACCAAGTGCAGGGCAGGTGCAGTTCCCAAAGACACCTGATCTTTGCCTTTTGCGGCAACCTTAAAAAACGCTTTGGGGTATTTTGGCCGCGTTGTAAATCGAAACTTGCCTTTGAATTTGCCGCGTTTCGTCACCCGTTTTTGAATGATGTCAAACGGGCCAAGCGTCTTGTCGTTATATGAAGAAGCAATTCTGCCCTTTGTAAATCGCTGTCTCGTGCCGTGTTCCAAGATGCTTGAGTGCCTGCCCCTTTTGCCAAGACGCTTGCTGCTTTTGTGCTCAATGAACGCCGCAGCGTTGCCTTGGTTCCAGTAGTTTCGCACCGTAATCATGCTGCTTTTGCGCAGGTTGCCCGTTGGGCCTTTTGGCGTTATTGCCTTGAGTGCCGCCAGTGCTGGCTTTGCCGCTATGCGTAACGCTGCACCCATGTGGAGCGCAGCCACCTTGGGGTCGGCCACCTTGTCAAACTGGGCCTTCATGTTTCCAAGGCCCACGATATGTGCCATGACCCAGCTTGCCATCAGACGGCCTCCTGGCATATCAACTGATGCTCGCTGCGTCGGTCATGCTCTAGCACGCTGATGATCTCTAGCGTGCGGCCACGCCACGAAAGACGCATTTGCGCGGTCAGCCCGTCCAAGTAGCGCATCTGCACTTTATGGGTGACGCTGGTCTGCTGCTGGCCGTCGAGCGATTCACTGACGGTGACGCCCTCGACGCTGGCCCAGCGTGTGGCGTAGGTGTTCCAGCTAAGCGTTGTTTCACCAAGGTGGTTGCGCGTCTCCACCGCTGATTGCACCACCACGATCTCGGTCAGCTTGCCAGCGTCGATCATGTGCCCACCAAGAGAATTGTGTAGGTGGCCGTGCCGGTGACCGCTGCGACGTTGACCGCTGCGGTGGTGTGGGCGTTGAGCGCAAAGGCTGCGCACTGCGTGGTGCCTGAATAGGCCGTGACGCTGGACGACGTGAACTTGAGGCCAGCGGAGCCTTGCAGCACCACGCGGGTGACTGTGGCAAACGTCACAGCTGAGCCAGCAGAATCAACGTAGGTGGACGGGGCAACGGCAATAGACACTGCCGATGTGCCGCAGGTGCCGGTCACGATGGACACCTTGCCCGTGGTGACGCTCTCGCTGGATTCAAGGCTAAGTGCCTTGAGCGATGTTGTGCCGGTCGTGTCGTGCACCAGAGCGTCTACAGAGAGTCTGCCTGATACGGTCATCGGTATTGCCCCCAGTTGTTGCTGGACAAAAGACTCTCAACGGCAAACTCTATGGGCTTGCTGATGGTGCCGGTCAGCACCGCACTGCGCCGGTCATACCAGTGGCCGATCAGCATTAGGCAGGCGTGCCGGATCGTGGCGGGCACCGATGCGCTGGTTGGGCCGTAGCCCGCGTAGTAGGTGACGGCCACGGCATTGGCGTCTTCAATAACGTCGCTTGGCCAAGTGCCGTTGATGATCGGGGCTACGTTGCCTGGCGTGCTCGTGCGGTCAACCCGGTACAGTGCCGTGGACAGCGTGGCGGTCGTGGTGTTTGCCAGCGTGTAGGTGATCACCACAGCTGTGGCCGTGCCGCTGGCAACCATTGGCGGGCGTGCCAGCTCTAGCGCCTCGGCAGGAAACTCCGCTGCCCGCAGGATCAGTTGGGTGGTGATGAGCGTGCGGTCTAAATAGGCCTCTATCCACTCGCGCGCTGCTGTGATCAGCGTGCCTATGTAGGCATCGTCATCGCTGATGTCTACGCGCAGGTGCAGCTTGGCCTCTGCAACGGTGAGTGGCTCGACCGCTGGGCCGGCGACTCTGGTGACGCTGTTGTATTTCATTTGGCCCTCCGTCGCCGTGGTGCCGCGTCTGCGGTGCGTGTGTGCTGCTCTGGCTCCAGTGCTGCTGTCTCGATTAGCTCCTGCTGTGGCTCAAGCACCGCAAGGTTGGTGCGAATCCATGCGTCGGCCATGCCGCCCGGCAGGTCGATCACATCGCCACGCTTGTACACGCGGAACGGTCGCAGCAGTCTGACTTTGATGAGGCTCATGTGGGCAAACTCCATGCGGTATCAGGACGCTTTCCGGTCTCATTGAACGTCGTGGTGTACTGGTAGACCGGCTGCTGCAAATCCTTGCCCGGCCAAGTAATCATGTATTCGCCGTGGCCAATGCAGATGCGTGGCGACACATAGATTTTGTTGCCGCTGTCCCGCCAGTTACGCCAGAAGTAGATGTCTTCGTCGGTGCGGCCTTCGTTCCATCTGTTGTCTGGGCCGGGTTTGCTGGCAAACCATGGCAGCTTGGCACGCTTTAACGCTGCGGTGCTAATTAGCGTGCACCCAAAATGCGCGGTGTCCACTTCTTGCACTGGCTCGGCCAACCACTTGCCGTCCACTGCGGTGCTGCCGCTCTCTGGTGGATTGTCCAGCGTGCCCTTGAGCGTCAGCATGGGCCTGCCGTCCTCACGCTTGGTTTGCAGCGCAGCTAGGGCGTCGCACTGAAACGTCATCGCAGTGGCAAAGAGTTGCTCAACGTCTGAGCGGATAAAAAACGTGTCATAGTCAATCATCAGCAGCCATTCGCAGGTGTCTACGAACGATTCCATGATCCGCGTGTTCACCTGACTCCAGAACACACCAGTGCCAAACGTAGGTCTGATGCCGAGCGGCAGTAGTGCCTGCTGCCACGCAGTGTGGTTTGCGGTAAACGACAGCCTCGGCATCGACAGCACCGCTTCCACTCGCACGTCTATCGTGGTGTCGCCAACTTTCACAAACATCGCAATCGCTCCAGAGGAAAAGATGACGGGCGAGGCCGGAAGGGCTTCCGTGCCCCGCCCGTCCTTGGGCGATTACATTCTCATGGTCGTGTCAAATCTTACAGGCCGTAGAGGGCTTGAACTGGGCCGGCAACCGCTGCACTTCCAAGCGTGTGATGGCTGATGCCAACACGGGCCACGGCACGGATCACGGTCTGGTCAGACAAGAACTGCACATCCGAGGACTGCGCCAATTCGATGCCCTTGCGGACACCGTAGAGGCTGGAGTTCGCAAAGTTGGCGAACAGCACCATGACGGCATCCGTGCAATCGGCAGTCGATGGCATCTGGTCGGTCAGCACAACTGGATAGCCAAGGAATGTGAACCCACCACCAGCCGACAGGCCAATGCTGCCACCCTGTGCGGTGTCCAAAGCCTGCATCGACACAGCCCATGTGTAGGGCGAAACGTACCACTTGGCACCCTGCCTGCTATGGGCAGGCATCTTGCCAACAAGCGACAGGTAATTGGCCTTCGTGATCTCGTCCATCGTGTCGCCAGCTGCAACCGTGAGGGATGCGGCGTAGGTGGCCTTGGATGCTGCGAGGATGCCGATATTGATGCCGTCCACTAGTGGCGCGCTGGCGACTACTCCGTTGAACGCCGCTGTCTCGATGGCATTGGACAGGCTCAGTGCCAGTTCAGCCGCAACCCAGTCAGCCACCGCAGGAGCATCCTGAAAAAGCTCGTTAGCAAGCGTGGTGCTGGCAACGACCTTCTTCGCGGTCAAAGTGATCTGCGTCGAGGCCGAATCGGCTGGAGTCGATGCAGCGTTCTCCGACAGCCAGGCAGCGGTTGCACCGCCGGTACGCTTCGGGAAAAGCACCACATCGGATGGCATCGGCAAGCTCATTGCGTTGCTTGCAAA